CGCCATAACCATAACAGGCTGTTGCTAGAACTACATCAGCGGTCCAGTGTTCCCAGCCGACTTTTTTGAATCGGGCGGGTCTGTAACATCTGATGTATCTGATGCTTCCCCTCCACTTGTGTTTCCACAAGCTTTCATCGGAGTGCAAGACAATGTCACCGAGGCCTTGTGGGCCAGTACACTGTCTAAGTGCGCTAGGTAAGCCGTCAATAACGGCGAGCCTAAACCGACGAAGAGCACGATGGCGATCTTGACGAGTCTGGTCAGAAAGACCCAGTCTCCAGATACCATTCGCGAGGGAGAAGAGTTGTTGCGGTTCATTCGGTGATTCTCTAAGGAAGTGAGGACGGACGTCCTCGCCCCGAAAATAGTCACCACCGCAACTTTCCCTAAACCAACCGCTAGTAAAGGATTTCTCCTTATTCACAGTTAATCCAAAGAACTCTAAGGAAGCAATCACACCCTTTGACGATTCGGTGGGGACAATTATGTCATCCCCGTACACGAATACGTTGGCACCGGCTTTATGATCCGGTGAAACACCCAACGCGAGGCCCAGAAATATTAGGGTCTCAAGTTCAAAGGTAAAACCATTCCCCATGCTCGAAAATTTCTCCAGAACGACGGTCTTACCGTCAATCAGAGTAGTCTTCGAACGAAGCATGTCGAGTGTCTCAAACCACCTTTTGGGCAGAAGGAGTTCGACCAGGCGACGGGAAACGGAGTCGCTAGCGTTCTTAAGATCCAAAGTAGCAAGATGGCCTCGGATAGAGGCCTCACGGGCTAACCGCCTGTGAATATCCTGCCCCTCGCGCAGATTGACACCTGCGCCCAACAGTCGCTTTCTAATAACACGACCGTAACCCAACTGATAAAATAAATTCAGTGAGGGTTCCACGGCAATGCCGCGGTCCTTTGTGCAATCTTTCGGCACCGTTGTGAAACGGTTGCCACGCACAAAGAGGGGATCTTTCTTCACGTACGCATTTGCGCAGGCTTTCGCCCACAGCGTACCCGTCCATTGAAAAAGGAATGGGTATGCGTCGGAAGTCAGAGTGGGTCTTGATGACATTTTGTCGGGAACCATTGTGAAGGCTCCTCTATCTCCATAGGTCGCGCCCGGGCCGAACCTGCCATCAACGATGTCAGGACACGGACCCAGAATATCGGCTATAATTTTTCGCACTCTATAGATATACTCATAGAGAGCCCCCTCGTGATACCCCGTTGGGAAACGGAGGTCGTCAACAAGAGGATACAGCCGCATGTTAGCGCGAAAGCAGTCTCGCTCACCAAGCCAGAAGTTCTCAACTGCGACGGCCTTGCGGTCGATCGTAGTCGGGAGGTCTTTGGTCTTTTTGAGCAAAGATGTGACGCTGGCATCCCGCCAGTACGCCGTCGCATCCTGATACTGCAGAGGATCAACCCGTAGGGATACGAGTTGATCCCACTCTCGGTACTTGAGCATCATAGAGACTGCCAAGCTTCGAGGTGTGGAGAGATCCTCGCAGAAGCGATGGATCGACCGTTCAACCGCTGTTGGTAACGGACAAGTCAGCATGTTAATCCTTCGTTAAGTAAGGATTGACTTCAGGTCGGCGCGTAAGCCGCTTTGAGCGATGCGACAATGAGTGGCGAAGCCAGGAGGTTCATCCCCTGAGCGATGTACTCATTGACGTCAGCGTCAGGCATTTCCGAAGGCACGACACCCGTCAGGGTGAAGTTCCCGCGTTGTGCAACTGAAGTCCTGCTGGTAGACGAGTCTGTGAAAAGACTCGGGAAGCTGAAGTTTACTTGGAAGCGACGGCTACCGCCCGACCCCGCTAGCGAGGTCTGCATCCGGAGTTCCGGACGCTGTGCGAGAGCTGCCCCAACCGAGTTAGAACGCCAAATAGCAGGCGTCTTATCTCCAGCTGACGGGACAACACCAGTATAGGTGATGTTCGTGGTTCCATCATTTTTCTTAACGATGATATCGGCAAGTGCTGCCATGGTTTAATCTCCTTAGGGAGTGAGAATCGAAGAGGCAGTTTACTGCGTTCGATAGGTTAAGGAACAACCCCTACTTTTTAGGAAGGAATTGCAACAAGAGGGCGACGGCTGTCGATCCTCTCACTACCGAGAAGCCCTTAAAGGGTTTCATAGACAACGTTGGACCGGTAATTCCCAACGTGCGCTTAACGAATATTGAGCGAGCGCCCAAATTCGAGTACCAAGGACCCCCATAGGGAGGATCCTGGCCATACTGCTGAAAGCCAGACGAGATGTCATTTCGATCTCGAGTCTGGTAGACGGTCGTCGTAGCGAAGCTAAGCTGCTTGCCCACGAAGTCGGTAGCGCTGGACAATACCTGCCCAACGTTTGCGAACCAATCTGCCACGAAGGAGAAAGGAACCGCTTCCCACAGTATCGAGCCTAGGTTAATAAGGCCTAGCTCTGATGCGAGAGACGCATTCGGGTTAACAATCCGAATCCAAGCACTCATACAAACTTTCGAGGAGTCAACCCCTACGGCTTGATATCGTTGAGTACCATTGATCTGAGGAGGATCCTGCCACACATTGGTATGTGAGTCCCGGACTCTCACCTTCACAGGTGAGAAGTCTCGAGTTAGGGATTTCAGACCAGCCTCTATATCTTTGACAGCCGGCTCCCACATGAAGTGGTATTCGAGCCAGTTTTTTCCGAAGCCTTGCGCGCGGGTTACCTTGCGTGGCGGCTTCTTGTGGCCAAAGACTCGCGCGGCACCAGCGAAGTCGAACTTTTTGAGCCTTCTCGCGAAGGTGACAAACTGCTCTAAACGCTGTGTCGCAACCTTGAGAGTCTTGTTAGCCTCCCAGAGGTTATTTGCCCATTGAGACGTATCGGCAACCGCACTTACCATCTTACCATAGCAGCGGTTTATTGCTGCAGTGGCGTGAGTGGTGTGATAGTTACCTGCCATCGTCAAAACGGTATAACCTGTTCCACGAATATTGCCCCCGAAGAGGCGACTCGTGACGACGTACTTCGACATGTCATATGTCAAAGGTCGGTCGACAGGCATCTTCTGCCTGTACCAGGTTTGGTGTATCTCCACTTCAGTTGGGCGGAAGCCCGAAGAAGTAGGTGCACCCGGGAAATATAGGTTCCTTGTGAAGGGTCCCTGTATAGGAGTCATATGACTCTCCGACTGTTAAGGTGTTGAAAGTCCGGTGATGAGCCGGATTACTTCGTCACCGTCGGTCCCGTAGATACGGACGTTTATTAGACGTCGTCTACCGTATCGTTTAACCGCCACAAGAGCGGCACTCGCTAAATGGATGACCCCACGATCACATTGCTGTGAAAGTACGGGAATGACCCGCTCACGCCCGCCTGTATGCAACAGGGGGGTTAGCAGAGAGGTCTGTCCAATTAGCTTATTAGAACCAGGTCTCGAATAATAGCCCGCCGGGTAGGCGGGTCTACGCGATCCTGGAGGTCATGACAATGACCTAGAAAGAG